GGGGTGGTGGAGGGCAAATTAATGTCACTAAACGCTAAAATTCGTGCTGCTGTAGATAAAGCTTTTACAGCTGTAGGGGATTTAGTTGTTACTGGAACGCTTTCTTCTCGAAAGGTTTCTAACTATGATTTTGCTAGTCGGACCGTAGTCTCTTCTGCCTCAACCTCTTCTGTAGAGGTTATTATACAGTCTACCAAAAAACCTTCTGGTGATGGGTTTACTGTAGAGGCACTCATGAAATTCGGACCGGACTTATCGGTTTACGATACTTTGACTGTAGGCACCGATGTCTACAATATTGCAGATTACTCTGATAATGGTTTCACAGTAACCGCAATACTTGTTAAGGAGAGATCGTAATGTTTGATGATGTATTAGCTGACATAGAACAGGTATTTGGTGGAGCAACGTGGAATGCTAATAGCATACCCACATTCCCTACAAACTACCCCCGTAGTATAGGTTCAGATGTTCAGGAGTTTATTCGACTGAATGTTCTACCAAGCTCAAGTAGCAACTATGCCTACGATGACAAGAAAAAGACAGAAGGTTTAATTGCAGTAAAGATGTTTGTAAAAGCAGGTGGGGGCCAGGGGCGACTCGTGGCTATCGCTGACTTACTAGACATTGTACTTCAAAACAAAACACTGCCCAACGGCACAAGCCTTGGAACATCATACTTAACAATGGAAGGGTTGGACCCTTCTAACAATTCGCTTTATAGCGCATCCTACTTCATTCCATTTACCAAATACGGAGAATAACAAATGGCACATATTTCATCACTAGGCGCAGGTATTTTTACTTACCTTGACGTCTTTACAGGGACTATTCCTGCTGAAACGTATACCTCTGCCCAATACGCAGCGCTGTATGCCAACGGGACGACGGGCCCAGCAGGAGATGTACTGCGGATGCCTTCTGTTCGGGAATTCCCTTCAATCGGTACTCCTGCAAACATCGTAAACGTTCCTGTTTATGGTCAGAAGACATCGTCACAGGTTCAAGGTCAGGCTGACGCCCCAAGCCTTGAAATTACAGTAAACTACGTTGCGGAAGACATGACAGCAATCCACGCTTTGATTGACGGGAATTCAAAAGTATTCCGCTTCATGATGGCAGCAACACCAGTTACTGAAGCCGAAGCTACAGGCCAAGCAACTCTTGGAGTTAACAATACTGAGTTTTACTTTACAGGTAAAGTAGAATCTATCTTGGTCAACCCAGCTTTGACAGACGCAACGACTGCAACTGTCTCTTTGTCAGTTCAAACTGACTTCGTTGGCCCAGCAACTCTTTCGCCATCCTAAAATAACTAGGGGGTTCCTTCGGGAGCCTCCTACCCCTCAAGGAAACATTACAATGGATAAACCCTTTAGCAAATCATTTTTAATGCGTACTACTTTTCGCCACATGCGGCGTAGTGTTGATATTAGTATTAGAAAGAGTTTTGAACGATTCCAAGACTTTGATCAGGACACCAAAGCTGGTCAAGAAATCATGGAAACACTCTCAGTATTGCACACAGTACGTAAAATGCTTGATGACTTTCAAGCTGAAAACTCAGAATTATTTACAGATAAAGATAAATTAGGATAAAATCAATGAAACATCTTGTTGGAAAATCACTAACAGAAAAAGTACCCTTTATGGATGACGAAGTAGAAGTCCGAAAGCTAACTGTTGGTCAAGTACTAGAGCTGCAAAAAATTATTAATACTGCTGCAGACAGTGAAGACGAACAGGCTCAACTACGACTCCTTTGTGACATCACTAAGATTGCCGTTGTCGGGGCAGAAGAACTTACCGATGAAGATTTTAATACGTTTCCCATTTCAGAACTAACGGCCCTGTCCGAGCATATCATGCGTCTATCAGGTCTCGGAGGAACTGAGGGAAACTAACTAGTACCGAAGAGAACCTTTTTGAGATAGCGTTTCTCCTCGGTATGCCTGTATACAAGATTCTTGAAGAAATGCCCCAGTCAGAATTGGCAGGTTGGGGTCGTTACTTTAATCGAAGGCCTTATGGCTGGAGAGAAGATCAACGTACTGCAATGCTACTGCAAGTAGCTGGATACAAGGGTAAACCCGAAGATTTGTTTGCCTCTCTTAAACAACTTAAAGAGGGAATCCCTGCCGAAGTTAAAGCACTTCCCAAAGGAAAGTTTCTAGAAATGATGCTAGAAGCCAAGGGAGGGGATGATTCTAAATGGGTACCCCCGTGGATAAACAATAAATGACACAAATCTCTTTAAAAGTAGTAAACTTTGAACGTGAGATGCGGCGAATTGAAGACGAAATTGTTGCTCTCGGTAACTTAGAAATAACCGGACTTATTAAGTACGGCACAGAACAATTAAAAGTGGTTACTCCTGTAAAAACAGGAAAGGCCCGTAAGGGCTGGCAATCAAAGGTTGACTTGACCCGTAGAGGAAAATTCCTTAGTGGAACTATATTTAACCAAGTCGAGTATATTGACGTATTGAATAGAGGTCACTCACAACAAGCGCCTAGTTATTTTATTGAACAGACGCTATCAAGAATTGGTTTAATCACCCCTGTATAATTTATGCCCCTGATGGTAACTCGAAATACGAGTATTACTGTTAGGGGCATTTTTTTACAAAAAGGAGTACTACATGAGTGGTGTAGAGATTCGGGTACGTGCTAATGCAAAGCAGGCCCAACAAGAAATTAGACGTACAGGCCAGTCTCTAAAGGGCCTTGAGACCCAGGCTGCTCAAATTACTAAGACGTTTCAGCGGATGGCACTCGGGCTTACCGCCGTATTTGCTGCTGGAGGGATTACAAGAGGCATAAACTCAGCGTCTGACGCTATGACTAGCCTAAATAACAGGGTTAATCTTGTAACTAGAGATGCTGCAAAGACAGCCCAGACAGTTAAAGATCTATTTGATGTTGCTGCTCGCTCAGGCGGTAGTATTGACGCTGCTGCAGAGACTTTTAACCGCTTTGGGTTAGCCTTAAGAGACTCTAATAAGCCTATACAAGAACTTTTAACTGTTACAGAGGCAGTGCAAAAAGCAGCAGTTATCTCAGGATCTGGCGCTGAGTCTGCTAAAGCAGCTATTGTGCAGTTAGGTCAGGGCTTGGCCTCCGGTCAACTCCGTGGACAAGAACTTAACTCTGTACTTGAACAGATGCCAAGGCTAGCTCAAGCTATTGCTGAGGGAATGAAGATTCCCTTTGGTAAGCTTCGTGAAGAGGCCATGGCAGGTAAAGTCACTGCAGATGCTGTTTATGATGCGCTACTTAGTGGTGCCGAAAAGATTAATGAAGAGTTTGCAACACTCAAATTTACTACTGGCGAGTTTGCCACTGTAATGCGCAACGAGCTAACCCGAGCAATAGCCGAGTTTGATAAAGTTGCTGGATTCTCTGATGCGTTTAAAGATAAGATTTTACTACTTACTACCGCCTTTAGATTTGTTGGAGAAAACATAGCCAAATGGGCTTTACAGACTAAACTTGCTTTTCTTATAGCAGAGTCTCAAGCAAAAGACTTTTTTAAAGAATTTACTGACTTATTTAGAGTAGATTTTAATGCCGAGGGGTTTGCGCAAGGAATTATTGATGCTATTAACTCTGGCATAAAAACTGCCAAGAACTATGTCTTTGAAAAGGTAGAGCTAGCTCTTGAGTTTTCTATACCAAAGTATGACTTAATTAATAACATGTTCCCATCAGGAACTACGGGCATAATTACATCCCTAAAGACTTTTGCTGAAAATGTAAAAGACGTCTTTTATGAATTATGGAAAGCAATTGTAGGTAACTCTACATATACAGGTATTTATGACCCAAGCCATGAGTACCAAGGTGCTGCGGCTATCGGAAATATTTCTGCATTAGAAATACATCTAAACGCTGCCTCTGCCGCCTTCTCTAAATGGGCCGATGGCATAATCGGCTTCTTTGAGGGATTACACTTCGAAGTAGCAGACGCTTGGCAACTGCTGATGTATGACATACAGACAATGGGCCCAGAAGCCGGTGTTAAAAAGAACATTACAGATCCTATGATAGGGGCATTTAAAACAGCCTTTACATCTATAAGAAAAGGCTGGGATGTTCTTTCTGCTTATGTTGCAGCAAGAACCATTGGAACTACTACTTTTGATGAGTTTGGAGACATAGTTGATGTTGCAAACCCCGTAGCCGATGCCTGGAGCAAGGCCATGTTTGACATGGGAGTTCGTTGGGACGACTTCTCTATGAATACCTTTGCAAAGACAGGCTATGACATTCCCTTAACTAAAGACCTAAAGGAGATGTTTAATGATTCTATGTTAGCAATAATAAAATCTTGGAACTTTACAGTTGGCGTCATCAAGGGTTCCCCTATTGGTGTTGCTGCCCAAGTTGCTCTTGACTTTGCTTCGACAAACGCAGAAGATCTAAAAAAATCTATTGAAAGATTTTTTGAAGAAAATGAGAATCTATTTACAGTAGCCTTCACTGGGGGTATGGCATTAGCATTCAGAAAGGGTCTTAGAGCCGTAGCGTGGAAAGTTATACTTGTTTCTTCTATTGTTAGCGGCCTTGGGCTGCTTGGAACAGACAGTAAATTTCTAGACTCTGTTTATAATGCGGCTAGAGACTGGGGAGAGACCTTTAAAAGTTTAATGACAGGCAACGGGGATGTTATTGCTAGAATTGGAGAGGGGCTTGCTAACGTCTTTTCTGCGGTGGGTACTGGATTTATTGATGGGCTATTTGGTACTGAATTTGAAAGTGCCTTCGCAGACAGTTTTGCAACTGCTATGGCTGCAGCCTTAACCGCTGCAATACTACTACCCAGCGCAACGGCGGCAACTTTAAGGTTTGGCGGGTTGCTTATAGGGCAAGTTTTTGCTACCTCTTTAGTAGGTAAGGGTGCTGCGGCTGCGGGGGTTCTGTTTGGTGACATTCTGCTTAAAACGTCTAAAAGGGGCAGATTATATACTGCTACATCTAAGTTAGGCGGACAGATAGCTGCTTTAACATTTGCTTCGACACAAGCAACAGGCGTTTCAACAAACATCTCAGGAATGCTCAATACAGCCTCTAGATCAAAAGAGGTTGCTTTAGCTGCCGCTGGTCTTGGTGCTAAAATCGTATCCGGTCTAGGCTTAGCCTATATGTCTCACGAAATCGGTAACGCTATTAAAACTGCTTTTGGGTTTGATACTGTTGATATCTCTTACGATGAGTTTGGTAATGAAATTAAAACTTCTAGCCTTGGCAACACTTTCTTTACTATTATTAATGACGCTATTGCTGGAGCTATCTTCGGCTTTACAGTAGGTGGACCGTGGGGCGCTGTTGCAGGTGCTCTTGGCAGTGCTTTGCTTGGTATATTCATGTCTGAAGAGCAAAAGAACGGCATCATTAATATGTTCGATGTTGTTAAAGATGCTGTACTAGAAGGTCTTACTTCTGCTTGGGAAGCCTTTACTCAGCTTGCTTCTGATTGGTCTCCTGACTGGCTTAAGGACTTGTTCGCACCCAAAGAGGGTTTCGGAGGCTCACAAGAGGGCGGAGCTGACGCATCACAACTACCTGGGGCTTTTTCTGGATACGGGCAACAACCCGGTGAGTCTGCTGAAGACTACATGAAGCGGATTAGAGGCTATAACACAGGTGGCTACGTATCAGGTGCAGGTACAGGTACGTCTGATGACATCCCCGCTATGCTTTCTAACGGCGAGTATGTCATTAAGGCTGCTGCTGTTAACAAGTTGGGTAAAGGTAAACTAGACTTGTTAAACCAAGGTATACTTCCTAGATTCGCCCCTGGTGGCATAGTAGGTCGTGCTCAAACAGAAATCAGAGACTCTTTCGCTCGTGGTGATGTTGGCTTAGCTATGGAAATGATTTCCTTAGTTGAACAACTCGGTAAGCTAGATGAGACTATGGAAGGTCTCACTGAGGAAATGAAGAAAGAAGTTAAGAAAGTTACCCCTGGTGGTCGTTCTGAGGGAGAACAAAAGCAAATTGATGACCTTGAAGCTTCTTTTAACGGTCAGCTTTCTGGTGCTATTTCTGCTGTTATGCATGGTGGCGATTGGAAAGACGTTCTACACGGTCTCCTTGACTCTGTAACAAGCACTATCATCAACAACTTTGCTGATGGCCTTGCAGAAGGCATAACTAAGGATATTGACTTTAGTTCTATGTTCGATGGTCTTAGTGATATTTTTAGCTCAGGCTTTTCTATGGGCGGTGGCTCAGGTATCGGTGGACTTTTGTCTGCGGGCCTTGGCTTCCTTGGGTTTTCCCAGGGCGGCATAGTACCTAACACTATAACATCACAGGCAGGTAAAGATTCTGTTCCTACCATGTTGACTCCAGGAGAAGTTGTTCTTTCTAAGAACGATGTTCGCAATATGGAAAGCAACAAGAACGCTAATACACAATCCTTTAACATCAATGTACAAGGAGATGTATCAAGACAGACTCGTAAAGAGATTGTTAAGATGATTCCACAAATTACCGGTGGTGTTAACGCACAAAACAAAGAAGCTAACTACAGACGATAGTACTAGGGGTCATCTTTTAGGAGATGGCCTCTACACAAAGCCCGTACAATAAAAGTGGGAGAAATTGGACCTCTATAATGAAGAAATGGGATAAACTATTTACTCGGAAGGGCGGCAAGCTCTATTGGAAAGAATCTCGTGGCAGAAAAGCTGCAGGATCCGAAGCTGGCACTAATCATGGTGACGGTTACAAGACTGTGCGGATAGACGGAAAAGCTGTTTATGTACACCGTATTGTAAAAGAGATGTCAACTAAAAAACCAGTCAAAAAAGAGCTGGATCATAAAAATCGGAAGCGCTCGGACAACCGTCCAAGCAATTTAAAGCCGACAACACGATCTATGAATAACAAAAATCGTAAATCGTGGAATAAAAAATAATAAATTGGGATACCTACGGGTGTCCCTTTTTTATCAAATTTGGTACTATTTTGATCAAAAATAGCATAAAATAGCCAAAAAAGTGGGGGTTTTGCCCCCTCTATAATGAAGAAAGCAATCAAGCCGACTTCCTAAAATCCAAGTGGAGAATCAAATGAAAAACTTTATTGCAACACTACTACTCTCAATTACTGCTACTACTGCCTACGCAGAGGGTCAATATACACTCACTCCTATCGAAAATAGTATAGAATGCACAGGTACGGACATTGCAATTGGTGTCGGTGTCGGTGCTATCTCTGCAGTAGTCATCGGTGTAACTACGATAGCTGCCTCTCGTGTAATTGGCATTGCAGCACCACTAGGTGTAGTCGGTATAGCGGGGGCTACTTCAGGTGCAATTTTGACTAATTCTACTCTCCCGGCAATAGGCGCTGCTAGTGTATTGTCAGCACCTGTGATTGGTACCGCTGGGTTTTATGCATCCTGTGTATACAACTCGGCCACCAAGTAAAAATATTATGTGGGGCTGCTACGGTGGCCCCATTACTACAGAATTGTACGGGCTTTGTGCCTAAAAAAGTGGGGGTTTTACCTCCTCTATAATGAAGAAAGCAATATGGATGCCCTAATAACAACCCCATATATCTTGAAAGGATATGACATGGACAATTACGAAACAACAGCAGACCTGATGGAAAACTTCCGCTCAGAATTTGCTATCGAGGCAACGGAGTACGACTACTACAACAAGCCTCTCGACTCCTCTGGCTGGACGCAGTACGACTACGACTACGCCGACAACAACCCGTTCTGGCTCTGCGAAGAGTGAGAACGACCCACTACCAATTGTAGTGGCTTTGTGCCTAAAAAGTGGGGGTTTTTCTCCCTCTATAATAGAAGAAACCGAAAGGAAACCTATGTCTATACTAATTACCGCTATCGTAATTACGACTATATCCCTCATTGGCTACTACGCCTACTAACCTCAGGAAGGACAACCAAGATGTTTAAATTTTACCGTGGCACATGCCAACGTGAAGCACACGAACTTGCAAAAGAAAAACAGACCCGTGAAGTTACCCACTGGACTGACTCTTTTAAAAATGCTGCTAAGTACTCCAAGGGTGCTGTAGTAGAAATTATAATGGATGACCTGCCACCTCACTTTCAACACTACAAAGGTGTATGTGAGGGTGATGCTGCTCATGGGACTTTCTCAGAGTGGGTATTGCCTCGTGACTACTTTGAAAATAGAGTGTCCTGCTTTGTTGAAGAAGTCAAAGTCATTGCCGTATGAATTGTACGGGCTTTGCGAGACTATTTTGTACTGTATCGCTTGGGTATAGCACTAAATAGTCTCCCTTATAATATAAAAATGGAGAGTAAAATGTTAGAAGAAATCATCGCAGGTCTTTGCTTAAGAATAGTAATAAGTCTAATAATAATTGCAATTATTAAGAAGCCTACTCTTGTTGTACCTCATTACGGAGTTAGTCTTGCTGCCATTACATACTACGTCTATTACTTAGGTAATACAATGTCACCTGAAATATTAGGATTCATTTCTATAGACTTTATTAAACCTATAATAATAAAGTTAGCGGAAAGGGATCCAAAATATAAAAAGAAAAAGAAAGCGAGAACATAATGAAAGTAGAACTTGAACTTTTTATCGATGGCCTTGACTGTACACTTAACGCTGAAATGATTGATTACGGCGTTGTCATTCGGCATCGTGGTACATGGGATGACCCTGCCGAAATAGAAGTTGTAGAAGGTCCAGAATTTGCTATTATCAATATCACTGATTGGGATGGCAATCAATGGACTCCCCAAGGTAAACAACTAGAAGAAGTTGATAACTTACTACACGAATGGTGGTATACTGAAATAGAGGAGAACAGACTATGATTATGACAGCAGCGGCCTGTTTGGCCTTAAACATATTCTTTGAAGCCCGTCACGAAAAAATAACGGGGCAACTTGCAGTAGCTGAAGTAACACTTAATCGTGTTAAAGACAAACGCTATCCCGACAATATCTGCGATGTAGTTTGGGAGGGTAAACAATTTTCGTGGACTCACGATGGTAAACACGACAACCCCTCCCGTATGTCTTACTTAGACCGTAAGGCCTGGGAGGAGATCA